TATGAACTACCAGATGGCAATGACATCAGCTTACCCACAGCAAGCCGGGATGATGTACGGCGGGAAGACAAAGAACCAGCCGGACCACGGCGGTAAATTTAAATCAATGAAAGGAGCTAAGTAATGGCGGCTAAGAAGATGCCTATGGTTAAAAAAGACGGTAAAAACGTACCGGCTTTTGCGGCGGATGGCAAAGGTAAGATGGCAAAAGGTGGCAAGACCACCAAGGGTAAAACCAAGATGGCGGCAGGTGGAAAGACCACTAAAGGCAAAACCAAAATGATGGCCGGTGGTAAAGCCACGAAGGGTCGTTCTAAGATGGCGATGGGTGGTAAGGGCACTAAGGGTTACGCTAAGGGCGGCCGTACCGCTAAGAAATAACTACAATAACAAAGACACCTACCACTCTTGGGGCCCTACGGGGCCCTTTTTTATTCCGGTGCGTAAAGATTGTTGAATGTGACCGATGGGTCTGTGTAAGAACTGTGTCCCTCAGCGGAGTGTGTCCACTGACTCGGAGCGAAGTCCGGTGCTCCTTCCCCTGTTCTCCACAGAGCTGGACTCGTGGCACGTACACGGTTGTTTGGTAATGCAACCACATTACCTTCCCACGGTCCTTCTTCCGTGATGTACAAGACGTGGGATTGCTTGTGTTGGTCTGGGGAGTCGGCGATGTCGTTCTCCGTGTAGTCCACAGTGAAAAGATAGCGGGCCTCCAAGAACTCCCCATCAATCTTCGCAACCCACGGGCTTGAACTCACGCGGTCCAGCACAACCACACTGTGGTGTCGCGACTCGCAGTCCCACGGCTGTGCGTGGTGGTCTTCCATACGGGCAGGCCATTCCTCAAGCGGGAGATCCATCACGAGAGCTTGAATCGGCATACGTGCCCACATCGCGCCGCCATGCACGTTTTCCAAACCCTCTTCAATATCTATCTCACACCCCGTGAAAACAACCTGAAACGACAGCGACCTGTCGGGGATCGTATTCACGGCAATCGCGAGAGCATGCAAATACTCACCGTGGTAGTCCTGATGGTTTGCAGTAAACTCTTTACGTACCCAGCACTTGAAGTACGGAATGTTGGACATGAGGTATGCCATTAGGTTCGTTCCTCTTTGATCTTCTCTTGCAAGTGTCGGAAATAATGTCTCACAATATTCCCAATGCGGGGTCCGTAACTAGGATCGCCGAGATTGCGAAGAGTTCGCTCCATTCCGATGGTGTCCACACAGTTAAGATTGAATTCAATATTTCCATCACGGTTTAACTCGATTGTGAAATTGAGGAGTTGTGCTTTATTTTCCATAGGTCACTTATTGGTAGGTTGTAACAGTCTGCCTTAAACGTAAATCCATTACTCTCGTCCAATTCGCCCTTCTTGTGTCGTACAGCTTTTTTGTAGTACTCATCTTTTGAAATCCTACCAAGAATCCACGCACGTGTCAAATTATTGAGCACCCGTACGAAGATATATTCATCACACTCTTGCTTGGTTCCGTGGGCGGCAATGGAGCACTCGTAGAATTCTCTGGGGGCGGAGGTGCACCGCTTGGTCTTCACGTCGATGCGGGTTTCATCCCTGAGTAGATCGTAGTGCGCTGTATTGGCTTGGGTGTATCCGAGGTAATCTCGAATGAGAATCTCCCCGAGGGCCCCCGCAGGAGACCCACCACCTCGTGTGATGGATCCCTGCAACCCGGTGGTTTCCCCAGCGGTAAGCCGGGCTTCTTTCTTCTGTGCCTCAGTCGGCGTGATCTCGATCATACGGTTTCCTGAATCTCAGTTTGTTCCGTAGATCGTAGATCATTTTGTGGGCATCTTCAAGTACTTTCTTAGGTCCCAAGTTGGGATTCAACTCACAGGCATCCACGTGGAGCTTCAGTCTGTCGAGCATCTTCTGTACGTCTTGATCCCTCATGCGGCCTCCCAACCCCAATCGCCCTCCATGCCATCGGCGTTGTAGTCCGTCACAGTCCCCTCGAAGAAGTTCTTGTGGCTGGCACCATTGATAATCCAGTCTAGCCAAGGGAGCGGGTTCTCCTTAACTTTCCAGTTACCCTTGAGCCCCAACTGTATGAGTCGGCGGTCAGCAAGGTAGCGGATGTACTGTTTAACCTCTGATGCGTCAAGACCTTCGACCACGCCCATCTCGTAAGCGTTGTCAATAACCTTGTCTTCAAGTGAAACGCCAGTACGGAACATGTCGTATATGGCCTTTTTGAACTCATCTGTAACAATACGAGGATGCTCGTCGCAGAAGGCGCGGAACAATTTAACCATCCCTTCGGTATGCATAGTCTCATCACGGATACTCCATTCTACGATTTCACACATTCCACGCATCTTTCCGAAACGCTGGTAGTTCAACAGCATGATGAAGGCAGAGAACAGGGACATTCCCTCATTCATCACAGACCGCGCAATGGCACGTCCGATACCTGCCTTACTGTTGATGTCGATGTCAGCCATGAAGTCGAGTTTATCCCGCATCGCTTTTACGTCGGCAAACGCCGAGAACTCGTCTTCCGGTAAACCGAGGGTGTCATTCAAGAGCGCATATGAACGCTGGTGTACAAACTCACGGTTTGCAAATGACGTGAGCATCGCACGGATCTCGTTGTTCTTGAACTTGGGGATGTAGTACTCGAGATAGTTTCTCCCGACTGTCACGTCTGATTGCGTAAACAGTTTGAGGATCTGTGTCACATGGTGTTTCTCTTGGGCCGTCAGCTTGCCGCCCTGCCACTGTGCCACGTCCTCCTGCAGTTTTGCTTCCCATTCTCCCCAGTGGACCTTCTCATGAGAAACTGCATACTCGACAGCCCACGGGTATTTGAATGGCTTGTAAACCTTTGATTCTTCTAGTAAAGACATCGTAAGTCCTTGTTTTTGTTAGTGGAAAAAAAGGGCCCCGGAGGGCCCGCAAAATGCCGGGGATCAAGCCGGCAAGGGAGAAAACTTGTATGTCCCAAGAACTATGTTAAGGAGTCTCGTCCTCTTCGTCAAGCTGTTTGAGACGTAATTCAAGCTGTAGTAATTTCCAGTTCAAATCCTCTGCTTTTTCGTACCTGTGTTTGACCGATGCCTTCAGGATCTTCTTGTAGACCCTAAGCATCTTCCTCTCGATCTTCCTCATCGTCGTCATAGATTTCTCCGTGTAGTTGCTCGTACATGTCCATGAGGCCGCTGTAGCACATGGGGCAGAGAGAGAAGGGTATGATACCGATGTATCCCTGTATGCCCCCCTCAAGCTCTATGTCGAACTCACAGTCGCATATTTTGCACTCGTTATCCGGTTCTAGCCCTGACATGATAGGCACTCCTCCGCATCTTGTAAAGCCACCCTCTCCACTGCGACTCCAACCTTGTCCGCCTCGACTCCCGCATCTGTGCGGAGGTAATAGAGGGACTTGAGTTTTGATTTCCACGCACGAAGGTGTACCGAGTTAACGTAAGATGCCGGCGAACCCGCTGGGAAGAAGAGATTGACGCTCTGGGCTTGACATATATAGGGCTGTCTGTCCCCAGCGTGGTCGACAACCGCTCCTTGGTCGATCTCGTACGCAGTCTTAAAAACATCCCTCTGTCCGTCCGACAGGAACTCCAAGTGCTGAACAGACCCTTGAGCGTTAACGATGCTTTTCCACGTTTCTTGATCATTTTTTCCCAGACCATTTAGGACCTCCTCGAGGTTCGGATTCTTGACGAGGTGAGCACCTGCACGAGTACGATGGGTATAAGCATTAGACTTAATAGGCTCAATGCTAGCACTACACCCGCAGAGAATAGAACTATTAGCGTTTGGAGCGATAGCGAGAAGGTGAGCGTTCCGACGTCCCGTACCAACCATGTCAGGTGCTTCACCCTTTTCTTTGCCAAGACGCATACTCTCCTCATGAGCCTGTGCGTGTATGTCGGCAAATATCCGTTGGTTCGCAAACTTCGCGCTAATGCTCTCCCACGAGATACCGTTCTTCTGAAGATACCCATGCCAACCCATCGCCCCTAAGCCGATGGACCGTTCGGATTTGGCTGAGTGAACAGCTTTTGAAAGTTCTCTTGGTGCATTTTGGATAAAGAATTCAAGGACGTTGTCCAAGAATCGGACAAGGTCTCCAACCATTCCAGATCCTTTCCAGTCGTCGTACTTTTCGAGGTTGACGCTGGAGAGACAGCAGACCGCCGTGCGTTCTCCAGATGTAGGGAGAGTGATCTCAGAGCAGAGGTTAGACCCATTAACTGTGAGTCCAAGTGCTTTCTGAGAATCTGGTAACTTTCGGTTGGATTCGTCGATGAAGTGGAGATAAGGAGACCCAGTTCGGAAACGAGCTTCGAGTATTCTTTGCCACAATTCTCTAGCTGGGATTGAATCTCGGACATCTCCTTGATGAGGGTCTCGTAATTGCCATTCTGTTCCATGTTCTACTGCCTCCATAAAAGCATCAGTAATGTTTACGGCATTGAACAGGTTGAAACACTTACGATTGATGTCTCCGCCTGTTGGTACCTTGAAGTTAATAAACTCGATGATGTCCGGATGGGACACGTCGAGATATGCCGCGTATGATCCCTTTCGGGTACGCCCCTGCTTCCATGCAGTCATACCTGAGTCGATGACTTTCATGAATGGGATAGGTCCGGGGGCTTTATCACTTATACCCCGTACATTAGACCAGTGACCGCCGACTCCACCTCCTTTGACAGATAGCCATGCAACTTCGCTATTGTGAGAAATAAGGGAATCCAGATTGTCATCAACAAAAGTGAGGAAACAAGAGATAGGTAAACCTTTAGGGGCTTCTCCGTCGACGGGTGCATTAGACAGTACCGGAGATGCAAACATAAACCAACGCTTGCTAGCATAGTCATAAATGCGTTGAGCCAGAGCATAGTCACCTCCGCAGTATGCTAGAGCCGCCCGCGCAAAAGACTCCTGTGGGCTCGTCTCCTCGGGCAACATGTAATAATCCGTGAGTAACTTAATAGCTTGAGCCGAAAAGTTTTCATCACGGTCGTAGTCGATGGCAATTCTGCCGCAGTACATTTGTTCCATATTATCCTTCGTCTTCTAGTTTTTTTACGAGTCGCTCGACGTACCATAGACACTTCCGTGCATTCATCAACGGAGTGTCCTTATCGTTGAGGCGTAACAAATATTTTATCGCTGTATTCTTGAGGTGTCCACGGAATTCTTCATCGGTTGAAAACGCCTCCATCACATCGATGGCTTCCATCGTAGACTTACGGTAGTGGTCAGGGTTTACGTATCCTTTGCTCATTACTGTAAGTCCCCAAAGTCGGCAGTAATTACATTACCTTCCATATTCTTGATACGCTCACGGTGTTCAGGCTTCAGGTCTTTTTCTGGGACGACTTGACTGAGTGCCTCCAGCGAAACCCTTTCCAATCCCATGTCGTAAACGTCATCGAAGTGTTCGTGGATCGCCCCGAGTAACCCCTGCAGAACGACGTAAGTCGGATCAACAGTCGTGCCATCTTCATCATTGCCAGCATAATCTCGAGTCGCGTACGCACGAACAGCAAATCCATCTTCGTCTTCATTTTCATCATCGAGAGGCTCCAATACAATGTAGTAACGGTCCTTGAGTAGGCCGGCACGTTCGAGTGCAATTATTTGTTCTTGATCAATCTTCATCTGGTCTCTTCTCCAACCACTCTAGTGGTATCTGTCCGTCGGCCCATAGGATTCCATTCTTGTCACACCACGTACCATACGTAGTTTTACTCGAACGGTTTAACTTGTTAGATGCTCGCAGGAAGAGCATACGTATGTCAAGGAATGGGTTCTGCTTCACGATAAGCAACATCTTCTGGCGGTCCGCAGGACTGAAGAATCCCTTAGCTTCGACGTATATGTCCTGTTTAGGTAAATAAAAGTCAGGCGTATAGATCTTCGGCTTCGGTTGGTAGGAGATCTTATGTGCCTCATACTCAAACGCAACCTCATGTTCTGCGAGGTACTTTGCTACCTGCAGTTCGTAGTCTGATCTGTACTTGTGTCTTTTAGGTTGA